AACCAGGCTATACTGCAATACATAACACTCGGTTACGTAGACCTTTTTACCGTTTTTCTCGTACTGGCTCGACTGCATCGGCCCATATACGCAGATAGTATCCCCGATCTCAATATAACTGTTGAAGAACGCGCAGTTCTTTCCGAAGATCGCGCAGTTGATATAGTCAGTCTTCGCTTTTTCTTCATCCTTCTGTTTCTGTCTTTCGATCGCCAGGACAAACTTGATATACATCGATCCTGTTGCAGTCGTGTTCGAATTAGCTCTGACTACAGTCCCGACCGCGTTCCACATATTAAGCATCACTTTTCACCTCCGTAAATGCTGGCCAGTTCTCCGGCGCGTACATACTTTTACCGCTCGATATATTCTTCTGCGTGAACAAACAGAGATCGTTATATTTGAAAGTGCAATAGAGGCAGCCTGTCTTTATGCAATACGACCGCAGGAAGTTCGCGCAGCTCCTGGCTTTGTTATCCATCGTAAACACCAACCAATCCATGCGCGCGCGCAAATCTGGTCCAGTGTTCATCCGTCCATGCGCCTCTTGCCATCTTCTCTGCTTCATATGGTCCGAAGTCTTTGAGCATCCGCTCGACCATCGTCTCGCTCAGCGTCCAGCCTTCTTCCTTGACCTTTGTCTTCGGTGCTGCCCTCGGCGGATCCTGTGCAGCTTCCTCCTGGATCTTCGGCTCCCTGGTTTCCCAAGATACAAACAAAGCCTGCCAGTCCCGGACAGGATCTCCGTTAATGATCCAGCCCCTCGCTGCGTAGTAATTGAAGAACCGTACAGGATTAACAAAACTGTCTCTTTGTCGTGCGTATTTTTTTACATCATCCAAAGATGGAGATTCGGGTCCTGCGGCGGCGTCCTTCTTTTCTCTCTCTTTGACTCTCTTTTCTTCTTCTATCTTGTCTAACTCTAACTCTAACTCTAACTCTTTCTCTAACTCTAACTCTATCTCTATCTCTGACTCTACGTTATTTTGCGTAACGCCTTCCGTTACGCAGGCGTTATTATTCGTAACGCTTTCCGTAACGCTACCCGTTACGTTATCCGTTACGCAGGCGTTACGTTTCGTAACGCTTTCCGTAACGGCCGCCAACTTCTTCGAATCCCTGAAACGCTGTTGTCTCTTGGCGTTCGCGTTATTTGCACTCGTTCCGATGAGCTTCTGCACTTCGGGAATAAATATCGTTCCGTCGTCAAAAATCTCGATCAATTCCAAACTTTGAAGAGCAACCAGAGCAGCTTTTACAATGTCAATGTTGGTTCTTGTTACCGCCGCCAGCATCCGCGCATCATAAGCGATGTTATTATTGAGCCGCATATATCCGCCAGTCTTTTCGCTCTTCAACATGAGCGTCAAATAAAATACAACGTATGAATCACCATTCTCCTGTGATCGGAGGATCTGGATCTCGTCGCGGTCCATAAAATCGTTGTACAGCTTCAACCAGTACAGATTATTTTCTTCCATCCTCTTCAACCTCCTCGTCTTTATTTATAAATTCGTCCACAAACACCTGATTGAATCTCGTCGTGTTTGCTTTCAATACCTGCTGTCTGTGCTTTAGGATCGTAGCCTTGACCTTGACCAGCGTCAGAAGTCCGCCCAGATCGATGTCGTTCTGGGCCGCGATCGAGACGATCGTCATCGCTGCCAGGTCGACCATATCGTCTGTGAATCCTTCGAGCTTTAATGAATACTGATCTTCGTCGGCCCTTCTGAACTTCCTGCACTCAAATTTTGCTCTCGAATCGTTCATTTAATTCCTCTTTCCCGCTGCAGTGCGTTCATGATGTTCTTCCAGATCCCGACCTCATACAGAAGCTCGATCTTCTTGTCTTCGATTCTCTGGAGCTCATCGTTCAGCAAGTCGATTCTCTGATCGAGCTCATCAATGATCTTGTCAGCCACGCGGGACAGTTGCTGTTTCTGCCACTTTTCCTCCGGACTTCCGCCTTCTTCCTCCGGACACTCAGACGGTGTTCCAGCTTCCTCGGCTCGCAACTCGTTTATATACTCGTCCTTGTTTTTGTATTGATTGCAACCGCTCCGGCGGAAATCTGCCCGCCGCGAAACAAATTCACAGCTTGTATCTAAATTGTGTATGCAAGTATCGCAAATATTACATTTTGTTACCGTAAGCTCCGGACTTTCGCCTTCTTCCTCCGGACCTTTCTCTGCATCTTCTACGACCTGGATTTTCACATCCGGAGTCGGGATCGCTTCACGCAGCTTCTCGCCGACCTTCTTCATCATTTCGCCGTATGCGCTCACGAGCTTGTCTCTCGACTCTTCGAGCTTCCGCAAAGCGTCAATCTGCTCCGGACTCGGATGGATCACTGCCACTGGATTCACCTCTCTGCACTCGATCTTCTGCTTTGGCGCCTCGATCACTTCCGGCTTTTTATATGTGACTTTCTTCTCGTCCGGCTTTTTGGTCGTTCGTCTTCCGCCTCTGGCCTTCAAAGCTGATGCGTTCATATACGTCTTCCCGTCTTTGAGCTCGTGCTGCTTAATGCGGTTATACATCGTCTTATACGGAACGCCTTCCAGATCCGCCAGGATCTGCACGCTGGCTCCGTCTCTTAATCTCATCTTGATCTCGTTCCACTCCATAACTATCAACCTCCGAATATTTTATTGACCGCCTCCGGATCGCCTGACCGATTCAGGAAGGCAACGATCATTCTTTTTTCGAGCGCAGTGAAGCTGCGCCGCCCGTTCATGCAATTGTTTACATAAGAACGGCTTCGATTTATTACATCTCCGAGCGCCTTATAACTCGGAAAAGATCTTCTTAATATGGGAAAAGAAGGCTCCTCTTGATATGTTTTCATAATCTCAACCTCGTGAATGTAATGCCTTATTACATACATATTAAAAAAAATCAACGCGCGAATATAACATCTAATACTTCTGAAGTAGTCAAATTGAAAGCGTCTGCAGCGGCGCGGAGCTCAGAAATTGAGATCTCAGATTTCCCGGTAAGCTTGTTACTGACGGTCATCGGACTACAATCCCAGACCTCAGCGACTTCCGTCTGTTTTACGCCTTTTGCCATCAAAATGTATTTCAATTTCAGATACATTTAACAACCTCCTCCTCTAAAAATGTAATGCCTTATGACATTTTCTATAATAAGGCGTTTTTGACGTGATTGCAATAATTTATGAGGGATAAAAAGAGTTTTTTTATAACTGTAATCATGGTAATATATCCATGTAAAGGAAGTGTAACAAAATGAAGAACAGACAGGACAAGGAACACGGCGAAATTATTAAGAAATTGCGCCTGCGTGCCAACCTCACGCAAGCGGAACTCGCCGAACAACTAGGTTATAAAACTCATGTTTCGATCGTCCGGATCGAAAACGGCCAGAGTGATCTTCCGATCACCATGATCCCACGGCTCTGCTCCGTGCTCAAATGTAAACCGGAGGAGCTTCTCGGCATGGAAGAGATCGGGCCGAAGGCGTTCGAGAAAGCAGATGAATATATCGACCTTCTCCGGAGGATCCGCGAGCTTCCTCCGGAGAAGCGGACACAGGCGGAAGGTATGATCGATATATTCCTGAAAGGTCTGGAGGAATAGAAATGGCATCTGCAATATGGATTGAGAACGAAAAGCGCTGGTCGCTCCGGTGTCAGGTCCACGGGATCTCCCGGAGGTTTACTTCTACTAAGCCCGGCATAGCCGGAAAGAAGGAAGTCCTCCGGAAATATCGTGCTTTCATGTGTGGCGATAATTATGAAGATCTTATCTTCTCGGAAGCATGGAACCGTTTTCTCGAATATATCATCGATAAGAATGGCCGCGGAGAATCGTATATAAATCTCGAAAAATATGGCCGTTTATATATTCTTCCGAAGCTCTCGAAAAAGCTTTTAAGCGTCTGCACGCTTCACGACTTCCAGAGCTGTATATCAAATGCAAAGCGAACATCCGGAGGAGATGCTCCGCTCGCAAAGCGCACACTTCGAAACCTCAAGGCTTCGATCATGCAGTTCATTCATTTCTCCGTTGCAAACGGCTATATGGACCCCTTACGCGGTCAATTATACATACCTGCCGCCGCACACCAGAGTGAGCGCGTTATCCTTCAGCCGGCAGATATAAAGCGCCTGTTTTCCGGAGGTAGTTCTTCGGACTGGTACATCAATATATTCCGCTTTGGTCTTGTAACCGGACTTAGGACCGGAGAGATCCTCGGCATCCAGAAGGATGATATAAAGGACAATGTCCTCACGATCAACCGCGCGATCAACTGCAGGAACAAGATCACGGAAGGAAAGAACCAGAACGCCAAGCGCCGGATCTACTTGAACAAGATCGCCAGACAGATCATAAACGAGAACATCTTCAGGAACGCGAAGCTGGACACGCCCTGGATTTTCTGCAGCAAGATCGGCGGGCCGCTCTCACAATCCACGCTCCGGAACAACTGGATCCGTATCGCAAAAGAGCGGGATCTTCCGGGATGCCCGTATTCGCTCCGCCATACTTTTATTTCACTATTAAAAAACGAAATGCCGGAAGCGATGCTCAAGTCTATCGTCGGTCACTCCGCTTCTATGGATACCTATGGAATATACGGACACCTGGTATCCGGCGAGCTCGAAAATGCTGCACGAATCATTGACATCAATTTCGAGAAGTACCAATAATGGGACAGTAAACCTTGCTATAATAGAAAGGTCCAAGATACTATTTCTGAATCCCCTTTGTTTCAGAAACCCAGCCGCTCCGATGCCATACCGGAGCGGTTTTTTATCGGGATATTTCACGATGCAGAGATCTCCACGCCTTTTTTAAGGATCAACTTCTGGAACAAGAGGATCAACTTCCCCGAAAATGTAAAAAGCCTTTACATGGGCGTTTGTGCCGTAATTGCAGACCTTTTCAGATTTTTCATGTTACAGGAAGTCACAAAAAATGGTTTTCGATTCTCCTCGCCTCCACCATAGCAAAAGCCCTGATTTCAGGGCTTTTATCATTTTCGAATTGTTTCACGTGGAACAAGAAAGGATCAAGTGACTTTCAGTTACAAAAATGTAACTATAACTATTTTTCGCAAAAATAAAGGCCAGCCGTTGAGCAGTCGGCTGACCTTGCAAGGGATGACGGCGGGATCCATGCTGCCCTCCCTGTCTTGCCCTAATATTATACCACTACTTACGTATATACGTAAGTATGTATATAAGTATATATACATATATACTGTTAGAACTAACAGAATCTGTTATTTTTTGGCATAAAAAATAACCCTCCCGGAACTTAATCCGAGAGGGTTTCCCCGAAGAAGGAGGTCGGCTCCATGTGGGAAGCCGTGGAACCGCTATATAATATAAAGAAGATAGTTTTCCATATCCTTCCACTCTTGGGAATACAGGAAACTGACGGCGACGTATTCGCGCCCTTTTGTCTTGATCTGGCCAAGCCAATAATCCATTCCGTCCTGATCCGGTTCCCGATCAAAGCAGACTCTATACAAGATAGTCAGAAAGTCATTGTCGGAAAGCTTCCGCTGCGAAAGCTCCGGAGACGTCAGGAAGAAATAGATCACCTGCGTAGGAGATTGAGCGGAAGTCCGCAGCTGCAGCTCCCAATACTTGAGGCCGTCTGCGTCCGGTTCCCTGTTCATCACGTCCTTATATAGTGAAGTTAGCCAGGATGTGATCGTGATATATTGCCACCAGGGACAGAATCCATACTTTGTCCACTTGGTGTCCTTGGTACGTACTACGCCGAAAGCGTGTCCTTTGTCCTCAATAGTCACGCCATCGCCTTCATAAATACCAATGTGTTTATTCTTCCATACCAGGAGTCCGGGAATATCCGGCATTGTCTTATAGTCGCCCTGGATCTTGCAGAGATCCATCATTCCGTTTGCTGAGACGTCGTACTTTGCTATATACCGCGCCGGAGCTTCCGGATCTGCGCTCATCATGTAGCCTTTTACCGCGAGGCCGATGCAGTCATGGACCTTCTGTCCGAATTGTGACGTGAAGCTATCCTCTGTCCATTTCTTCGGCGGATACTGGTCCTTATATTGACGACGTTTTTCGTCCAGTAAATTCTGGTCGGCAATTTGCCCAAAAGTCCCGTACCAGTACGGACGCCCGATCTGTGCTCTGGCATATTGTAAAGCCTGGAAATTATTCTTTCCCACTCTTCTCTCCTCCCTTGTCGATCTCGTCTTTGGCTCCCGTCAGAATCTTTTTCAGCCACTTCGGGAGACTCTTCTTATTTGTTTTATAGATATTCTCTGTGATGCTGATCGACTCGTTCAGGATGATATATACGCCCACGATCGAACCGAACAAAAGGCTCCCGGGAACTTCGATTTTGACGACGTGCAGCACGTAAGGAAGAGAGATGTCCAGGAAGAAAGCGAAGGCCATGCTGAAAAGCAAGGCCATTTTCTTCCAGAATCCCTTTGTCCCTTTCTCGGAGCTGATCGGGATTCCCAGTGCAAAACTCTTGATCAGTCCGGAGATCACATCGAGGCATATGGCGAACGCCACCAGGATGATCAGGACAAAATACTGCTCACCGATGGCGGCAAGCGTTCCGCCGATGGCCGAGAACGCGAAAAGATACTTTCTCATGCTGACCGCCTCCTCACGTCTGAGTCAATGTATACTCCAGTTTCATCACGTCCGCAGCAGTCTTTGTCTTTGCTTCCGCGAGGTTGTTGATTGTACTCATGAACATATTGTGAGTCGCCATGAAAGGCGCGTTCTGTCCTCCTGAGCCGTGCTGGTAGCCGAAGCCTGCAACTGTGGACTTGTAAGGGATGTTTGCCCAGCCCATATTACCATTTGCTGCTCCGCCTGCAGGCAGCTCCGCCAGCGCGATCGGATAGAAAGTATCATTATTAAACAGGAAGTTCTCGCCGAGGATCAACTTGTCATTAAACCTGATCGGCATCATGTGATAAGATGCCGAAGGCGTCAGAGTGACAAGTTCCGCGTCAGAAATCGTTCCTCCGGCAAAAGGCACTTTGTAGAATGTCGTTCTATCGGTCGACGGCCACCAGAAATGAGTCTCTGTATTCGGATACGCCGAGCAGGACTTAAAGATCAGACCTACAAGTCCGGAGTTATAGAAGATATTCGAAAGAGCCGTGACGACTGTCGTCGTGCAGGTAAAGTCGAGCTTGTTGATCTGATAGATCTTCAGACCGCTCTGTGATGTTGATCGCACAACATAATAATAATTATCTGTATTAAAGACGGTATACGTCGACAAGCTGGATAGATCATCTCCCAGGCTTACGGATCGATGAGACCATTCGGAGAAGTCATGCGGTCCACGGGACAGGCCGAGCAGAGCCGTGTCATGGAAGGAAACGATTTCTTCGAAATTCGCTCCGTCAACATAAACAGCCGTGACCTGGTTATTGTCAGAATTAACAATGATCGGATGCTTTTTAGCGTTTGCCCTGGTCCATGTCGTTCCCTGTGAGCCTTCCATCGCGTTGATATTTATCGGTTTATAAGGGTTGTACGTGTCATCAAAAGGAATGAGGCCCATGTTTCCGAGTACGCCCGGACAAAGTGCCACAGACTTAATAACTCCAATGCCGGTCGAAGTGTCCCACGTCCAAACGTGCCTCACGGAAGTGTCACCGATTACAGTCTCGACCATGTTCGGATTCCCTCGCCTCGGGTTCGCCGTCGTGTGAGATTCGTCTCCGGCGTGAGCGATCAAGGCGTTGGTCCCCTGATCCGGTGGGATATATGAGTTCGCGTTCTCTGTCAGATTATCATTAAACAGAAGGCATCCTGCGTATAAAGACCGGACCGGAAGCAGCTTAGTATAATCAGCAAGTCCCATGATATTGTTAGAAAACAGATCGGCGACCGCGTTGGTGACAAGGTTCTCGTCGTAACTGATCCGCTCTTTTCCTGTGTTCACATCAGTGATCGTGATCTTCGCGATACCCTTCAGCTTCTTTCCTTCCAGGATAGCCCGGACCGGATTGAATCCTTCTTGAATCTTTGCCATGATAAATACCTCCTTATTCTGGCTCTATTGTTAATTCACAAATGCCGGAGACCTGGCTAAGCTGCGCGCCTGCATGAATACCAGGAACGCCGCCAAGGAACTCCTCGGACTCGACTGGCAGGAAAGAGAAAGCATACAGTTCGCCGATAGTGTTGAGTGCAACCGATGGCTGAATCCGTACCCAGTCGCTCGAAAGACTGATAAGTCCGTCCCAGTGATACTCGTGACCGAGTCCCTGACCTTTCAGGAGAATCCGGACACCGCCTGACGGATAGACAAGATCCGCGCTGCTGGACGGAGAGACGAGCTTAGCTTTGAGCTTCATTGTGTGAAGTCCCGGAGTCGCAATCTGTTTCAGCTGCGAAAGTGTGTTGATATTAAAAGTCGAGTTCGAGTTGGTATGTCCGTCTGTTGCTGAGTATTCCTGCACGCCGTCGAGCTCCCAGTAATATTCCACGGTATGCTGTGAGGATGCTGCTGCTTCGAAATTCAGCTGCGCGATCAGTTCAATGAACGATTCCTGCTCGGAATAAAAATCAATCGAGCCAAGCTCGACCATATCGTCGACCTGATCGACTTCGATCTCGGATTGATTGACAAAATAGAAATAATCCATTTTGTTGATATTTCCGCCGCCGCCTGTTCCGCCGCTTCCTGATCCTCCGGAGCCGCCGCCTGCGTTGTAGTTATAGACAGTTCCGCGCTTCGCACCGAAAGCCTGCAGCGTGAGCGTTCCTTTTGAGAACGACCACCAGAGAAGGCAGCTCTCGGCGGGTTTATATCCCACCTGCCACGGACTCCAGTCGCCGTTAGTAAAGGCCAGCTTGTCTCCCAGGTCAAAGATAGGAGCAGAGCGCATGATGACCTTGAACGGCCTAATGTGCATATGATCCGCCACAACGTCCCGGATGTTATACAGAAACGTGCTTTTGTTCGCTGCGGATAGATTCTGATAAAAAGGATTCGCTCCGAGTTCATATAGCCTAGTGTCTCGTCCGGTCACATATGTAGCCGTTTTGTCTTCTTCCAGGACCAGATCCGTGATCCGGACGCCGTCCCAAGAGACCTCGAAGTCGGAGATCTGCGAAGAGTTAGCGACGCGCTCGTCATAGTTGATCGTGAAGTCCGCGTTTTCTTGCCAGTCATAGTTGTTTCTGAAGCTGAAGATCTGCAGACCGCCGTCTCTGTCCATATAGAAGAAACCGCCGACCGACTGCGCGATCCAGAAAAGAACGTCGCGCCATGTTACGATGTCGCTGTCGTAATATACCTGGTAAGTGATCGACGTGTTCGGTAGCTCCGTGAATCTGTCCGCGTCAATTCCGTTGTGCATCGATACCGCGTTCTGATCCCTGGCATCCGACACGGCCCGGTTGATTATGTACCAGAATTTACCCTGAACGCTGTCGACCGGCTTGTCAAAGAGACAGAGTCCGTCGTAAGCCGTAAGGAAACAGAAACCGCCTTGGAAATAGCACTCTTTGACGTAATAGTCACCGATCTTGATGGACTCCCAGCCTTCCTCTCCGGAGAAGTTCTCCGAAGGCGAAGGGTTTCCGGTATATTCTTCATAGTGAATACGAATAACCGCCTGCATCCAGTAATCAGAATTGATTCTGTTATAGGGCAACACCGAAGGCTGAAAGGCAAGCTTCAAGACGCCAAGATAAACGCCGCCGATCGTGACGTCAGAAGTTGACGTCGCCTGGTGAGTGATTGAAACGGAGTTGTCCAAAATGTCTTCTCCGTAAAATCTAAAGCCCTGGCTTCTTGTGTGGGAAGAGTCAAACGCGACCTCTCCACAGAATCGGCCATAGTGCGGAATCTTATTTGCGTCGATGAAATACTGTGAAAGGTCTTGAACCATGTCATACCTCCGTAAATGTCACGCTAATAATCCACAAGCCATTAGTTCTCGCTGTATATTCCGAGTTAGGGGAAAGAGTGCATGAATTGATTCGAGCTCTGACTTCCATCGGCCTATAGTCGCCGAACTCAAAGATCGACGTCGCCTTTTTGCACTTTGCCTCGATCAGATCCTTCCAGTCGGAGTTTAACTGCCAAGTGATAGAGAAGGTCTTCTTCTCAAGTCTCGTGACTTCTCCGATCTCTGTACCCGCTTCAGAGAGTGAAATGCTCTCATTATTCGAGTAATTGATCCTCGGAGGAGTTTTGGGCATAGGCATATAGACAGAGCTTTCGTCGTCCTGCCAGAGTATATATGAGTCATATGGAGTACCCGGATTCCATGCAAGAGCCATTATCCTCTACCTCCTGATATATAGTTCGCTGTGTGCTGTGCTTTAGTTACTACGGTTCCGAGGTTCTCGTCACCGATATAGATGGTCGCGACCAGAGTCGCATCCTGTCCGGCCATAGCCGAAGCGATGCTCGCCGCCGTGCCGGAGTAGTCCGGCGAAGAGAACACACCCATCGCGCTGATTGATGCTGTTCCAGCTCCGCCTCCGGATGATCCGCCGCCGCCATGCCAGAACTGACCTTCTCCTGATACGATGTGTCCTGCCTGTTCGCTGCTCATTCCCGGAGCGTTCGAGTTGTTATCTATTACCGGATATTGAGGAACAGAAACAGAGCTACCGTGTCCGCCGATGATGTCCTTCAACATCTCAAAGAATGTCGCCATGCCTGTTTTGAAGTGATTGTCACCGAGGCCCATGAGCATACCTTCAACGATGTCAATACAGAGCTCTTTTCCGAGATCAATAAACACCGGAGTCATTTGCTGCGTGATCTGCCACTTGAACTCGAGCATCTTCTCACCGATCTTGAACATGAGATCCGCAATCGGTCCCGCGTGAGCGCCAAGAACTCGAATTACTTCGTCAATAACGCCAGAATCGAGCAGCGCCTGGAAGAGCTTGATGCCTGCGTCCACGATCTTCTCGATCATCTGCGTCTCCCGGAGCTTCTGCGCGATGCGGTCAATCGCGTCAGGGAGTTTCTCGAGGATGGTAGGAAGCGCCCGATCAAGGCCGTCACAGAGCGATTCAAACAACGTAATCGCCGCTCCGATGATAGCGTCGAGTGTCTCCGGCTTGGTAAGTTCATCGATAATAATTCCGAGGGCCTCGGCCATCGCTGGGATCAGCTCAGGCAATACCGAGGAAATACCGTTTATGATGGTTGTCAGGATAAAAACACCTAGCTGGATAATTTCTTCGCCATGCTCTTGCAGGAACGATACGAACGAGTTCACAATCGTGACAACAGAGTCCATGATCGTCCCGATGCTCTCGGGATTGAGCAAGCCGTCACAGAGCGCCTTGAGTATCTCAATTCCTGCGTCAAGGATGGCAGGAAGGTTATTGTTCAGACTTGTCAGGAACGTGGTAATTAGCTTTTTCACGACTTCCACCATCTGCGGAAGGTTCTTGGTGAATGTGTCCAGCGCTTTTGGAAGAACGGTGTCAATGACCTTTCCGATTTCCTCAATATCGCCGTTCGCGTTTACGATACCGGAAGCAAGCTCATTTAAGAGCGGCACGCCTTCGGATGCGACCTGAGACAAGATAGGCAGAAGCACGAGGCCGAGTCCGTGCTCGGCAGCTTCGCAGGCCTTGTCTAACATTCTGAGCTGGTCGTCAAACTGCTGATACTGTCCGAGGACTTCGTCCGTCAAAATATAGCCGGAATCATGCGCCGCCTGCGTGAACGCTTCCAGATCCTCTTTCGACGTCTTGATGAGCGGATTCAGCTCTTTCGCGCTCTTTCCGAACAAGCTCATGGCGATCGTGTCGCGTTCGACCTCGTCAGATACCGTCCCCAGCGCCGCGATCGTATCATTAAAGACGTCAACAAGCTTTCTATATGAGCCGTCGTCGTTCTTGATCTGGATTCCGAACTTCTTAAAATGTGCTGCCGCGTCTCCGCTGCCTTTTGCAGCTGAAGCCATGCTCTTCTCGAGCTTAGTCATGGCTCCGGTCATTGTCTCAACCGACACGTCGGTCAATTCGGCCGTGTACATGAGCTCCTGGATCGTCTCGGTCGTCAAGCCTGTCTTTTTGGCCATCGTGTTCACGGTATCCGCATAAGACGCGCCGGATCTGGTGAACTCGGCAAGCTTTTCTATGGTCTTATCGATCTGATCCGTGACTTCGACTAGCATATCGGCGAATTTTTCAACCGCAGCGACGACCAGGTCTTTCATTGTCTCAGCGATCTTCTTGAGCTCGTCAATGCTCTTTTTTACCGCAGTAACCAAAAGGCCGATCGCGGCGATCACGGCTGTGATCGGGTTGGCTGCCAAGGATGCCAGGCTCGAAGCAAGTCCTCCGGTCGCCTTGTCAAACGCCGCAAAAGCGGAAACGCCCTGCTTGCTGTCTGCGCTTGCTTCCTCAATACCCTCGCCTGCGTCTTCTGCACTTTCTCCGGCTGATTCCAGAGCCGCCGCTGCCGGATCCGCTGCCTTCTCCAGATCAGAGAGTTCCTTTTCCGTGACGGCGATCTGTGCCGCGAGCTCTGCGTATTGTTCCTGGCTTCCTCCGCCCTTGGCGAGCTCTTCCGTTGACTGTGCAGCTGCTTCCTTCATGAGATCGAGCTTTTCTTTTGTCTGCTCGACCTGCTTGGTCAAAAGCTCCTGCTTAGTTGCCGCCAGCTCAACATTATCCGGATTCAGCTTCAGAGCTGCATCTACATTTTTGAGCGCTCGCTCCGTCCGGTCGATGTTCTGGTCCATCTGATCCAGCTCAGAGGAGAAGTCTCTCGTCTGTGATCCGGCATCCGCCAGCGCCTGCTTGTTTGCTTCGGCGGCGGCTTCCATATCTTTCAAGGCCTTGTCAGTCTTGGCGATCTCCGCCGTCAGTGTTGCGTATTGCTCCTGAGTGACTGTTCCGTCCTTGAGTCCCTTGGCGGCATCCTGAGCGACCTGCTTCATGATCTTCAGTTTTTCGGAAGTGCCATCGATCTGTTTTGCCAGGAGCTGCTGCTTCTGCGCGAGAAGCTCCGTGTTCTTTGGATCCAGTTTGAGCGCCTTGTCAACATCACTGAGCGCGCTCTTGGTTTTTCCTAGTTGCTGGTCTACTTCCTTTAAGCTTTTGACCAGTCCGTCGTTTTTGCCTTCAATATCGATAGTAATACCGACGATTTTCGAGCCTGCCATTTGCGCGCCTCCTGTTTATTTCAAAAAATTATCCATGTCTTCCTGCGTCGCGAGTAAGTCGTATTCTTCGCGGTCGTTGCAGTATTCGGTCATCATGTCGTAGACCTCGCCCATCTCCATGAAGTACAGATCTTCGAATCTGATACCCATCGAGCAGGCTCGAAGTAGAAAGATGGCCTCCGGATCTGATTTGCGATCCCGAGGCCTTACTGGTTTTTTAAGTTGCTGTAGGTCGTGTTTGTGCCTTGCCAGAGTGAAATAAAATCTCCGGCCTTCGCCAGAAGATCGTTCGGATCAAACTCGCTGATCCAGTTCAGGAACGCTTCCTCGGTAAGTCCGCGGAATACTTCCTGCTGTGTGTGATTGCCCTCCAGCCATGTTATATATGCAAACTGCGGGATGAACTCGGTCATAAAGCCGATCAGATCCTGCGCCGTTGTATCGTCTGCAAGGAAGTCGATCAGAGCTTCCTGCTCATTATTTGCTTGCAAAAGCTCGATTCTTTTCTGTGCTTTCTGCAGGTCCTTCATGAGTCTGGTTCTCTTAATGAACTCATCCATCAGGGACTTACCAAAAAGGCGCTTATAAGAAAACTGTGTTGCTGCGGAACACTTAAAATCGAGTGTCTTCCCACTGATCTCGATTGTTTTGATCATATTAAACCTCCTAGAAATAAAGGGGAGGCCCTTTCGGACCTCCCACAAGAAAGAAAAAAGTGTAAGCTTTTACGGGTTTGGCGTAAATGTTGGAACAGGTACTGCTGTATACCATGCGTCATAAGCTGTTGATGTTGTCTTATCGTCAGCATAAGCGTGGATATACTTGTCTACGTCTGCTCGCGGAACAGCTGTGACGGAGATTTCTTCCGTCTGAACTTCCGGCTGACCGTTCTCACCTGTTGTCTGAGATGCAAGATTCGGACGGCCCAGGCTTGCCTTATACAGACAGTGTCTGGTTGCCTTCTGATCACCATTGAACTCAAACAGGAGAGCCACGTATTTGTCAGCTCGATAGCCATCGGAGCTCTCAACAGCGATGTCGTAGTCGTCGCGCTTAACCCAGCCGAGATCCTGCTTCAGTTTCTCCGGTACGAGGGCAAGTGTGATTGTTCCGTCGATGCTGCCATCACCATAGTTTACGTAATAGTCCGAGTCGTCAGCACGGAATACAGTTTTCGTCGCGCTGTTCGTCATTGAGATTGAGACTGCGCCCGGGATTTCCGTGATTTCCCCATATGAGGAAGTAGTCACGCCGCCGCTTGAATTTTCCGTAATCAGCGAGTACGCCAGTCGCTTCAAGCCGAACTTAACTTTATTTGAAGCCATATATTTTACCTCCAAAATGAAAAAACCGACTTCTGAGGCAGTCGGCGCCTTTTAGTTCTTCTTTCGAGTAGTCCGTCTCTTTGGCTTTTCCTCCGGAGCTTCCTCCGGACTTTCTTCCTGGATCTCTTCGGTATATCCTTCACGGACTTTCTCCGCCTCGATGATCTGGCCTTCAAAGACCAGACCGTTCGAAGTAAAGTGAGGCTTAATCACTCTTACTTTCATGTCTCTTCTCCTCCGCCTTAATAAATGCTTTCGCGAAATCTCCGGTAACTACCATGTGTCCCACGTGACCGCAGACCACGTCCGGATCCAGCCAGATGTCATATCCGCACTGGCGAGCGCGCCAGCAGAACGCCAGATCCTCGCCGAAGCCTTTCATCGGCTGAAACCATGTATTGAACTTGATCACGATCTCTCGGAGCACGTCTGTCTTGAGAAGCACGCAGCCAAAGCCGACCGCTTCACAAGTCTCGAGCTTCTCCGGGACTTCCTGCTGCGTCCATTCGCCCGTCTCCAGGTCGCACTTATCAAAAGCGACCAGGGAATAAGGCGGCGAGCGCCGGAAGTAAAGACCGCTCACGATGTCTTTGTCAGCTTCGATGAGCTTCAGCATCGTGTCAGGCTCAAAGATCATGTCGGAGTCAAACCACATAACGTAATCTGCATCCATCTCGATGGCCTTCTTCGCGATCTGGTTCCTGGAGTCATAGACCAGAGAATTTACTTTCATTACTAAGGCCGTTTCGTGGCCTTTCTTCTGGAGCATCGCCAAGGACTGACAAAAGCCAGCTGCGACTTGCTCCATGCACGGAATACCGATTAGAATCTTTGCCATGTTTGAGACCTTCCCTTCTCGAAATGGTTTATTTTGTTTTTTGGTAACTCATTTCTCCCGTTCTTCGAAGCGCCGGATCAGTTCCTTTTGCGCCCATTCGTTTACGGGTTGGATGTGCTCGATCGGATCAGCTGTTCCGACGACCTTTCCACGTCTTACGATCGGATGCCCGAACTCAAGAAGATGTGTGAGCTGTGGCTGTGCCTTGTTTCTGACCATCGCGACCTTCTTGTTTCTGTAGGTCTTCGAATTGTCATAGATCCAGCCACGCGCATATTTGCCGGTAGCTCTTTTACTGAGCTTGGCTTTGGACTCCGCCTGGAGCCTCTTCGCTGCTTCCTCACCGACTTCGTCGATGATCTCGCTCATCGCGTCCGTGACTCGCCATCCCATCGCATCAAGCGCACCGTCAACAAGATTTCGAAGGACTGCGTCAGGGTTTCCGTTGCCGGAAGCGCCCAGGACGATCACTGCTTCTTCTTTTCCGGTTCGCTTATGGGTTCCGCTTCGGTGATTGTGGCGTCTGTCCCATGAAAAATCGAAATCATACCCCATTTCCTTCACCTCCGTCGTCCGGTTCCGGTGTCGGCTCCGGTGGCGTCGGTTCTGGATCCGGCTCATTTCCTATGATGCCGAACGTGTACTCGGTTTCGACCGTGGCCTGGTCATCCAGGATGTTGCTGTCTGACGTCCAGTAGATCTCGTTCTCTTTGAAGAGCGTCTTCACTTCCGCTTCGATCTCCGGATCTTCGCCTGTTGTGTAAGTCAAAAAGCGGATCTCGTGCTGCTCTACGTAAACGTAGTTATCAGCTGAGAAGTTATCCGGCTGCGTAATAACGATCACGCCGAACGGAACCAGTGTCCCGACCGGAGCTCTGCGATTGAATACCGGGAAGCTCAAAGTCTTCAGTAATGCGATCGCTTCTTTTTTCGTCATGTGCTCGCCCTCCCGTTCAGACCGATCGCTCTCTGGCAGTAAAGCTCGAGAACGTCCGGAGACTGCTCGTAAGTTCTGTAAACCCTCAAGCAGACCGTCTCACCGAATCGACAGATCTCGACTTCTTCCTCGCCGTGATATTCGGCAGGATTGATCAGGAACTCATACATCGGAAGGATCCCCGCCTGACCTGCAGCTGAGAACTCGGACCTTGAGACAGGGACCTCGACCGCAAGGATCGAGGTCTCGTGTCTGGTTCGGATCGGCTGCGCGAGGTCATCGGTTCCGTCAATCGAATAACTGATCAGCTTGATCTCTGTGTCAGTCATTGTTCTTTCCTCCCGAAGATCCTGTTATTGATGCGCCAGCGCAAAGAGCGTGGCTCCGTCATCGGCTCGCGTCGGCTCTGCCATAAATATCGAGCGTAATCGATCACGAGCTCGCCGTCCTCAATATTTGCGAGGTCGACCGGAGCGCCCTCTTTTTCAATCTCTTTCTTGGAAACTTCCAAAAGACTCAAAAGTCTTTCGTCGTACTTTGAAGAGTTGATGATTCCGAGATCGATCTTGAGCCTTTCGAGCAGTTGTTCCATGAGTTACCTCCAAGTTGTCAGGAATTTAACAAGGTCAAGTCACTGAGATCAAATGTCTGAACGAGTTCAGCGTGACCGTCAGATGTAACAACCTTGAATACCTGAGTGTCTTTGTCTGTGACTTTTGCGACACAGTTCATGTCAGGATCGCCAAGCAGCTCGACAAGACCGGAGCCTTCGCTCGGATCCATGCCGACCTTGACGGATGTAGCCTTCGGATCAATGTTGCTAAAGTGCAGGACCATAAAGTTACCTGCGCCCCAGTAGCCAGAGATCGGATCGGATCCATCAAGATACTTGAGTGTTCCTGTGATTTTGTTTCCGGATACTGTGAGACCTGCCTGGATGTCAGACACGTTCACTGTGTATACCTTGGCTGAATCGGACTCCGGAGCAACCGTCAGCCGTTGGAAGGGTTTGCGAAATCAATCTCCTCGCTCGGTGTAGTATTGTCGATACCGATAACAACGAAAGCTGCCGGGATAGCTGGCTTACCATCGTAACGAGCACGGCCGCGGATAACTGTCTGATCCTCGATGAACTTCACGTGCTCGGATGTGTCGATCGTGAATCCCTTTCTCTCGCCGAGAGTGTAGAGATCGAAATAACCTGCTACGATGTTCTTGTCCGGAACAAAGTTCAGAACTACGAGAGCACCGCCAGCAACCGGCATACGATCTTCAAAGCCTGCTACGAGAGCGCCTGCTGCATTAACAGCCAGAGACTCAGCCAGGAGAGTCGTATAAGTAGACTCAGCCATTACCCAAGTTTTCTCGCCGCGTGCATAACGGTTCGCTGTCTTACCGCCAGCCTTGATCAGCTCCTGGAAGAGCTTGATGCCTGTGGAGTTAGCTGTGGAGATAGTAACTTCGTTTGAAACCTTCAGAGTTTCAGATGCAGCAATAGCTGTAACGACGCCTGTCGGCATCTTAACGCCTGTGCCGTAAAGGATAGCCTTATCGAGTGCCAGACCGATGGAAGCGTTAAGAGCAACCATCAGGTTATCAAGCAAGCCGATGTCGGAATCTTCGATCAGAGCGTTGCATACTGCAAAATAACCCGCTACCTTGTAGCAGTCGAGCTCAACCTTTGTGAAAGCCTGGTCGAGTTCATAGATCGGATCGCAGCACTCTTCCCAGATAGCTTCCGGGAAAGTACCCATAACGATCTCACGGCCCTTACCGGAAAGGCGGGCTACGTTTACTCTACGATAGAGCTTTGAATAATCGATCACGTCTTCACGGAGAAGACCGATGAGCTGTTCGCCGATGGTGTAAGCACCGCCGGAAATGGCTCTCTTGTGATCTTTCGCGCAAGCGCGAACTTCTGTTAAAAGGTTCTGGATCTCGTCGGAAGCGATAAGATCAGAACGCTCCTGGATGCTGAGCTGTCTCAGCGACTTTGAACGAATCATGCCACAAAGTCCTCCTCTTTTTTTAGTTTTCTTTGGCTTATCCTCGCCTTCTTCCTGTGTCGGGAGCGGCGGGACAGTTCTCTTCTGGTCCGCTTCCATCTCTTCGAGCTGGCGTTCCATCTCTGAAACCTCGCCCTCAAGATCAGCGATCTTCTGGTTGTTGTCGGAGATCTCGTCCTCGAGTGCTTTGGTGTCTGCCTCGTACTGGGTGACGTTCTCCTCAACAACAGCCTGCTCCTCATCGGTCGAAGCTTCGCCGACTGCCTTCTCAAGCTCCTCTTCACGTGTCACGAGCTCAGCCTTTCTCAAATCGAGAGCGACTGCGTTCTCACGCAAAGAAGCGAGCAATTTGTTGGAGTCATTCAGCTTCTTCCGGAGCATCAGTGTTCGAATTGCCATCTTCGGATTCCTCCTGTTTTCTTAATCTGGCCAGCGTCTGCGCCTTCCATGCGTCACGCTTCCGACTGATCAGATCTTCTGCGTCGCGCTTTCTGGCTGATATGCTGGTCTCTTCGTAGGCCGGGAACGTGCAGCACGAAACTTCGAACAGTTCCACATCCGTGATCGTCCAGTGGATCGATCCGTCCGGCAGGTATTCGGTATCCTCGGAACGGATGAAGAATCCGAAAGAACACTGAGTCACGTCGCCACGTTCAACCCTTGCGTGAATGTTCATAGCATCCTGATCTTTCGGATTGATCAGGATCCTACCCCACAGACCGCGAGAGTCTACCTTGAGCTCGAGTGTCCCGTTGGTGGTTCGCCCGATGACCAAGGTCGTGTCGTGATTGATCAGAGCTCGGATGTCTCCGGAAATAGAACTATCGAAGGCGCCAGGAGCGATCGACTCCGTCGCGCCGTCCCACAGTTCATAATTGCTATTGAACACAGCGAAATAACCCTCGATGATCGGGTTCCCGCTGTCGTCCCTCGTTTTAAAATCTTCCGGACGAGTCCTTACAAAGCGCTCGTCGTCAGTGCAGCTCATTCTGAGCTTGGTTGTTTCTTGGTTTTTCATTGTTTAGTCCTCCTGAATCAGCTTCTTCTGGTCTCCGGACTTATCAGCCGGAATATAGTTTTCAAGAACTTTCAACTCATCGAGCCCTTCTTTCGGTCCGAGGTTGATCTTGTCTCTCGCTTCGTTACCGGATACCCAGCCACGATCACCGAAAGCTGTAAAGACAGAAGTGATCGTCTGCAGATCCCAGTCGAGCAGCTGCCAGATATTGCCTTTGATGTACCACTCCGGCTTCAGAATCAGTCCCTTGGTGAGCGTCTGCTGGATGCACTCAACAATCTTTCGAAGATCATTCGAAACAAAGTTGTTGTACTCATCTTTCTTGAAGTCGCCGACGCCAACAAAAAAGGACGGAACGCCGACGATCGCGGCTGCCGTCCTCTTATTCAGTGTGACCGTGTCACTTAGTGCCAGGTCTTGAAGTGTTAAGGGCTTCACGCTCTGGACTTCCATCTGCTGCGCCGGAATGATCCACGGAGCTCCGTCTTCGGAAGTCTCCAGATAGTCGGCGATCATCTTCTGTCGTCCGTCCTTATCGGCAAACTCTGCTGAGATGCCGTCTACCTTAACGATCATCGGAGGCTTCCACTTGGAAGAATTGAAAGCTTTCTCTGTCGCGGCCGCCTGTTTCAAATTGTTCGCGATGTCCTTGATCGCGACCTTGAAGCCTGTTCCCATCCACGGATATGTTTTATCCGGATTCAGAGCAAAGTGAAGAAGATCTGAAGGATCATGAGGCACACCGTCAATCATGATGAAATAGCCGTACCCTTTCGGATCCGGCTCGAAGCCGACTCTGTACGGAGCGATGATCTCCAGATCGCGAAGGTATCCGTTCTCAGTGTGCGGCCGGACTACACAGTTTCCGTTTCCGTATAACAAGAGGTTCATCGCGATGGATTCAAAGAACAGCTGACGAGTCATGAAGCTGTTCGGGTTTATATCGATCTTGCGAGCGAGCTCGTTCTTGATCCGGACGTCTCCGCCGTCTTCCTGGTTCGCCATAAGATGCCAGGAGACGAGACCGACAAGGCTCGCAACCTTTGAGCACGCGGTCAGGATCGTCGGATCCTGATCGAGTGATCTATACCCGGCGCACTCGATCCCCTCCATATTGATCAGCTCGACAAGTTGAGAGAGCTTCTGCTTCAGCTGCGCCTGAGTCGGCTGCGACTCTCTAACTGCTTTTGTGTTCTTTTTCATCACTTACCTCCGAACCAGCTGGCCATCAGGTTCTGATCTTCCAGCGAATTAAGATAACGTACACAAGCAAAAACTGAGGCGTCGAACAAGTCGATCCTCAGTTCTTTACCCACTTTCTCAAACTGGACCATGTCGTCGCTCTTTTCGATGGCCCGAACGTTCTGCACACAGTATTCATAAGCCTCACTGTGTAAGTAGTAGAGCTTATGATCGTTTGCTTTCTTTTCTATATGCCTGAAGCCCTCTGACTTCAAGTAGTAGTATTGAGGCTGGTCAATAATATTGAAGCCCGCCTTTTTCATTCCGATGAAATATTCCCGGGCAAACTTCCGGTCGTGTCCGACCTGCTTGATCTTGAAGCCGAGTTCCCTCAAATCCTTAAACCATCTCACGACTTCGTCAGTGTTCACGGTCGGCGTGTTCGTTAAAGTCAGCCAGCCGTCATCCTGCCATCCGAAGAGCGGGATCTGGTCTTCCTCTGCCTTCTTCGCCGCGTTCACGATCGGGAAGAAAGCATGAGTGATACAAATGTCTATGTCTTTTTCTTTCCAGTGTCCATACAAACAAGCAGCGGTCAGGTCGTGGAGCTTCGACAGGTCCGCTCCGCCGAACCACTCGATCGGCAGCTTCGCCAGCTGCGGAATCGTCAGGTCAAGGCATTTGTCCGAGCTCCGGAATACTTCAATATTGAAGTAAGCCTTCATCGCCGTCGTGTATATGTTCAGAGACCGTGAGAGAAAGTCTTTTCTCTGCTGCGGATCGTTCTGCGCCTGGATCGCGTCGGCCATCATATCCTCTGGCCGGATCGTCACGCCGTAGCTCGGGTTTGCCAGCTCGTGCTGCTTTGGATCCAGATAGTCGACCTCGCCGTTCTCTCCCTGCTCCGCCTTACTAACGAAACAGAAGAGCGTGTCATCCGTGACGGTTCCATCGAGGACCTTCTCCGCGTATTGAAGGCGGCCATAGCAGAAGCTGTTCATGTTATCGCCTGCGGTCGTGATGCCGATCATCAACTTGTTTGTATAAGCCTTCATCGCTTCCTTGAATCGGTTATACTGAGCAGCGCTCTTATAAGCGTGAATCTCGTCTGCGATGCAAATGTTACAGCCGAACGAATCCTGTTTGTCCGGATTCGCCGCTTTCGCCTCGATCATCAGGCTGGCCACGATCCGACCTTTGGCGTCTCGGAACTCTTTCGTGATCGAGTGCTCCTGGTTGTTGTCCCTGATCCGGAACTCGTTCTCAACCTTTCGAGCTTTGAGCGTGTAGAGCATCTTTTGGAATGTCTCCGCGCTCTGGCTCAAAGATGCCGCCGTGATGTATACGGTCGAGCCGGATCTTCTTTCCAGGAATCCGAGTGCCAGAGCAAGCGCACCGATAAACAGACTCTTTCCGTTTTTTCTCGGTACAAAAATAAACGCCTCTTTGTATCGGCGCTCATCGGTTCCCTTCTTGAAGAAGGCCAGCAAGTTATATATGACGAAGATCTGCCAGGCTTGAAGCTTGAGCGGCTTGTTCTTCAGAGAATGACCTTCGAGGTCTTCGCCTTTCTCATGGACAACAAACTGCTCAATGAATCCGCAGACAAAGTCCGCGTCTTTCTCCCGGAAGTCAAGATCTTTTCTTTTCATGTCGGACAGGAACCGTCTGCACTCGCGCAGGTTGTTCCCTTTCCGGATCTTGCCCGCTGCTACATCTTTGGCATAGTTGATAGCTATGTCCTTATAGCTGCGAGCGTTCATGTTTTAGTCTCCCCTAATTTTCGAGCACGTTCAAAACTGCCTCCAGCGGGCTCATGCTCTTTTCATTCATCGCTTCCTCGTTGATCTTCCGGAGTCCGGCCGGAGTCAAGCCCAGGTCTCGCCAGTAAGCGAGAGCCTGGTTGTTCAATTCGCTCCACTGTTTCAGCAGCGGGTTCGGTTTCATGTTCTCAGCTCCGCGATCGGAGATCATGACGACCAGCGGCTGCGCTCCGGTGTCGATGTACTGCTGGCGGATCCGGTCGCGTTCTTCCAGGATGTCGGCAAGCGAAGAGATCACGGAGTCAAACAGGATGACTTTGTCGACGACCTGGTAAGTCCCGGCCGCCGTCATCGCCTTTTTTATCCTGGTTTTCCACTTCTTCGCTTCCATAAATCCTCCCTCGGGGGAAATTGACCTCGTTTAACCGCGCTATTGGAAATCCCT